TGGATGATCTCGATCGCCGTGACGGCGCCGTGCGTGGAGGGGAGGTGCACGCGCAGCGCATCGTGGAAGCTCGCGACCTCGCCCTCGTCGCGTAGTCGGCTGTACCAAACCGCATGGGGGTCGCCGGCCACGCCTGCTAGGTAGAGCCGGTCTTGGCCGGCTACGATGATGGACGCCGGGGGCGGCGGCAGGTGCTCGAGCACGCCGCCTGTCTCCGAATCTAGCTCTTGAGCGATTAGGTCGTCGTCGGACAGCGCATCCTCGACGACCTTGATTTCCTCAGAGATGTCGTTCGCTAGATAGCGGTTGTCTCCGGTGCTGTCCGCGGGGTTCTTGGACGTGATGAGGTGGAAGACGGAGGCATCCTTGGCAGTCCGCCAAACCTCGATCGCGCAGTCTCCGCGGACGCCGCGCTTATCGGTGTAGTGGATCGTGCCGACGCTGACCTCGACGTTGCGATCTGCATCCACGTCCAGCTCGGTCATAGCCACCGTCGTAGACCTGTCGGTCTCGCCAGCGGCGTTCGGCCATCTGTAGGACGCCTTATAGAACCGCTTCCCGGCATCGAGGTCGCCCTCGACCATCTGCGTCGCAACGCGCCACGGGAAGAAGTTGAATCCGAGCTCGGCCGTGCCCTGTCCGTCAAACTGGCGGATCTGCCCGCCGGATATGTAGAGGGTTTGGCCGATCTGCGCCGTGCGCCGAGCCTCGTTGCTGTCGAACTCGAACACGATTTCGCGCAAGCCTCGCTGTGCGTAGTCGTCGCGGTTGTCACCCAGCGGGATTAGGCGACGCTCTCCACCGCACCAGGCATAGCGCCCTGAGCCGAGGTGTTGGACTCCGGGAAGCACGCTGTATTCGGGCTCGCCTGATGCGACATTCATCGTCGCCTTGGCGTGGATGCGGTTGTCGGATGGGCGCAGGAGGAAATATGTGTTCTGGACCCTGCCGCGCGCCTCCGGGATCGAGAAGCCTGTCTCGCCCGAAAACACGGTCCAGACGAACACCTCCCCCTCGTGCAGAAACGCGCGCGAGGCGAGCCATGCGTAGCTTGCGACGATGGACTCAGTGCCCACAGACGCGGAGCTTTCCGAGGTATCTACGGTGTTGCGTCGGATCTGACCGTAGGCTGCGAACGCTGGGATCTCAGACTCCCACAGGACGTGCAGGTCATCCTCGGCCTTCCATATCGCCGTCATGCGGTCGAGCACCCCGGAGTCATCCGACACCTGGACGCCGATGTCGGACGTGTCGCTTAAGTCGCTGCCGAGGAAGTCCGCCAAGACTTCGCCCGCGTGCTGACGTACAACCGCAACCGTGGGGGAGGCCGCAGGGGACACGGCTAGACAGATGCCGCGCAACACACCGCGAGCCTTCGCCGAGCTTGCGACCGTNTCNGCGTCGCTCTCACGCACCGTGGCGACCTCGTACTGACCGGATGCGGTCTTGGCTGCGATGACGGCCTCGGTATCGGAGAACCTTTCGGCGTCGTAGTGGTCTCCCACGTCGCTTACAACGGTCTTGAACTCGGCCGATGCCGTCGAAAGGTTGTCCGGGTCCACGGAAGTGGCGCGGAGATGATCGCCGCCCACCAGGAAGATAAGGAATCGACTCTGCAGGGCAATTACGCGCGGTCGAGAACCGAAGAAGATGCCGGTCGGTCCGTGGATCACTGAGCCGGTTTCTGCGTCGGTCGCGACGACCTTTACGAGGCCGTCTTCCTCCCATACGTAGAGCGCGACGCCGTCCAGCTCTGCGCGGTCGGCTGAGACCTGCTCGCCCTCCGAGATCGCAATGGATTGCTCGGAGACGTGAGTGGCAAGATGCTCGGCGCGCTCCACCCATCCGTCATCGCGCTGAGACCACGAGTAGAGCTTATCCTTGGTGAAGCACAGGAGCTCATCTCGATAGGTCGCCAGTCGGCGCACGTCCGCGAGGCTTCCACCACCCACGATGTCGGTGGGCATCCCGGAGTAGGGCTTGCGCTTGCGCACGGCGCCGAGCTCGTCGAACTCGGCATTCTGCGCAGCGCAGCAGCCCCGGCGGGTCGAGGTGATACTCGTCCGTCTTGGTATTCAGCCCCGCGGCGAACGGGATATGCGCCTCTTGCCAGCGGACGGTCACGACTCGAGCTCCTTGATGCGCCCCTCATGGTCGCGGATCTTTCGCTGCAACTCGCGGATAGCCTCACGCTGCTCGCGGATGACACGATTCGCCGTGTCCACGTCCGCGATGTGCGTATCTGGAAGCTCGCGCAGCCTCACCAGCCCCAGCCTCCCCCGCGGCCCCAGAAGTCGGCCGGGTCCTGATACGCACCCATGCCCTCATCCACGACGGGGCGGCGCGGCGTGTTCATGGCCCGGAGCGTGGACCATTCCTCGAGCCGCTCGCGGGCGCGCTCTCGTTCGCGGATGGCGAGGCGGGCGTCGCTCTCCTCTTTGGCGAGCGCCATGACCGCCATGTACCAGGAGAGGAATTGCTCCCCGTCGGGCGTCACCACGTCCACGCTGTCGCCGTCGTCGGCTTCGCTCAGGTCCTGCGGCTGCGGCACGTAGATGTGCTCGTACTGCTGGCCGCTCGGCGGCGTGGGGTAAAGCTCGATTTTCGCCCCGACCAACGCATAGGCTCGCGCCTCGCTGGCGCCGCCGGTAAGCCACTGGTTACGCTCCTGCACCATCAGCTCGCGCAGCTGGTAGCGGTCGGTGGCGCTGCGTACACGGTCGATGCCGATCGTGGACAGGTGGTCGCTGGGCAGGTTGTGCGACCCGGAGCCATCGGAGGTGATGGTCTCGGTCGCCTCGAAATAGCGCATCCCCGACGCGGCGAGGATCGAGTACAGCTCCGCGTAGCCCGAGCTGAGGTACTCTTTCCATTCCGCATCGGAGATGAAGTCGGACGCTTCCATGTCAGCCCGCTTTTGGGCGCGCGACACGAGCTGAGTCACGGTGAAGGTCCGAGGCATGGATCAGGCTCCGCTCACTGCCGAGGTGGCGAATTTCACCTCGATGTCGAGGTACTGGTCGGCGGCGAGGTCGGCCAGCGTTCCCTCGGCGTTGTAGACCCGGAACTCGAGCTCGAGGTCGTCGTACCCGTCGCGGACCACAGTGTAGCCCTCGAGGTCGGACGGGTCGTCGGCTCCGAGGCCGACATGCCAGCCCCGAAACCTGCCCGGGTTCTCGTTCCAGCTGATTGTGTAGACCCCCGCGGCGTCACGCGAGACCGAGAGGCCGGCGCCCGTTCCGTCGAGAATCTCCGGATCGTCTGTGCCCGCGCCCTCGAGCATCACCGTGTGGACGACGTGCTCGGGCTGGGTGCTGCGGTATGCGTAGGATCCCAGCATTTCGGCCTCCTAGATCGCGAACACGCCATTCGCCCCGGGCTGCGTGCAGATGAGGTTCACCCAGGCACGCGCACGCGCCTCGATGCCGTCCGCCGAGGTCTGGCGCAGGCTCGGGCGCCCGTCGTCCTGCACGATGTGCGGCAGGCCGCGCAGGTGCTTGAGGTACAGCGTGCGCATGTTCAGCACGTAGCCGCGATTCGTCGGGCAGTCCGGGTCCGAGTACGCGCGCAGCGTCCCGGCCGGCGTGTGGATCGAGAAGTACTCGAAGGCGTAGTCGGCCGACCCGCCGCCGCCGTCGTACTCGACCTTGGCGTTGAGGCGCCGGACGACCTCCCAGAAGCGGATCGGGTTGAGCTTGAGCACGTCGGCTTTTTTCCCGACCTGCCCGATCTTCACCGCCACGAGTCCGGCGTTCTCCTCGATCGAGGTTGCCGTGTCGTTCACGCGAACGCCCGCGTAACGCCGCGGGTCGCTGCTGCGGTCGATGCCGCGGAACGAGTCACCCGAGGTCGGCGCCGTGAGCGGGAAGTGAGCCGANAGCCCCTCCATGCAGGTGCCCGGGTCACCCTTGCGGAAGAGGTAGTCGTCGTTGGCGAACGAGTTGATGTCACTCTGGTCGTCGAGCGTGATGGTGCCGGCATCCTCATCCACCGCGACCACGGTGGTGCTGCCGGTGCGCGGCGAGCTGCCGTCCGCGTTCGGGCTCGCGACGACGGTCATCCCGAGCTTGAAGTTCCGCGCGTCGTCGGTCTCGCTGAGCGTGACGGTGTCGGACGAGATGCTGGCCCGCTGTCCGCGCATGCCGGAGCCGTCGCGGTACAGGTCGAAGGCGAGCGAATCGCCCATCTCCTCGATGATGCCGTCGGTCTCCTGCGTGATGAGTCGGAGGAAGGCGCCCTTGTTGCCTTCCGACGCGGCCATCGCCTCGCCATCGACCGTGATAACGCCGTATTTGCGCTTGCGCTTGGCCTTGGGCTGCTCGCCCTTCGACTCGCTGGCGCCGCTCTGGGCGTCCGAGAAGGTGCCGGCCACGCCTTGCGGGTTGCCGACGCGGATCGCGTAGGCGAAGTCGTCGCCGACGAAGCCGCCCTCCTTCTCGATTTTGGCGAAGCACGGGTGATCGCGCATGGCCAGGTCGCCGACCTGACGATCGCTGTAGAGCCGCTTGTAGATGTACGCGGCGGTGGTGAGATTCGAAGCGGACATGGTGTCACTCCCATGCCGCGCTCTGGCCTGCTACCGGCTAGATTTCGATCTTCCCCTGCTCCAAGTCTTTGAGCAGCTCGTTCTCGAGATCCTTGCGGCTGGCTGGCTCCGAACGCGGCTTTGTTGATGTTCCGAGTTCATTCGTGAGCGTCTTTCCGCCGCTTTTGGTCTCGCCGGCGCTTGCAGGGGTCTGGTTCTTCGGCTTGGCCTTGATGACCATCTGAGGGTCTACACCGTACTTCTCGAATCTGGCGCGCTCGGCCCTCTCAAGCGCTGCCACCACGTCTCCATGCTCTGGCACCTCGCCTGTCTGCTGGTACAGGCTTTCAGCCTCTGCAATGAGAGCCTTCTTGGTGCCGTCAGGATCTCCCTCCATCGCCTTCTTGACGAGCGGAGCGTCTTCGGATGAGGTCGCGATCTTGGTCACGGCCTCGGTGTACTGCTGAATCTGCTGCTGCTGCGTCTGCTGGGCGCGCTCTTGCTCGCGCTCCTCGCGCAGCGCCTTGATCTCGTTGCGCAGCTCCTCGACNTCGGAGGTGGTCTCGCTGCGCAGCTTCTCGCGCGCGGCGGCCTCGCGGAGCTTCGGGTCCTTCTGCGCCTTCGGGCTGGCCATGTAGATGGCCTTGGACACCGTGTCAAAATCCTCCTCGGAGATGCCGAGCGCCTTCATTGCGGCCACCGGGTCGTACTTCGCCCGCTTTTTGACCGCCTCGAATTGCTCGACCTCCTGGCGCTGCTCCTCGACCTGCTTCTTTTCCTCGGCGAGCTTGTCGCGCTCGGCCTGCACCTCGGCCTTGACGCGCTTTTCCTCGCGGTGGATGCGCTCGAGCCGCTCCTGCGTCTTGGCGTCGTCCTCGGGCTCCTTTTCGG